ATACCCATTGTAATATCTTCACCCTGTATATTAGCTGATAAATCAATATCTCTTTGTGAATATGAAACTACCTCAGAAGCAGCAGCTGCTTTTTTAATCTTTGTCTTAAACTCAGGGAACATATTTATTAACTGAGTTCTTGTAAGATTCTTCCTAACTGTAATAAAAGAAGCATCTCTAAATAAGAAATCTCTACTAGAAGGGTCTACATAAACATCATAAGGGTCAACTCTACTGAATATAACTTCACCCATTCCTCTATCTTGGTCAGCATCAATATCTACCATAAAGTATCCAATACCTTTAGTTAGACTATCAAGAACTACCTGACTATATATAGATTTACCGTTAGACAGATGCCAGCAATAGTCTGCTATATCTGAATGAACTTGTGCAATATCAGTATCATCTCCTGTTACACCTACTGCTTTCCATCTTGGATTATTAGCTGTAACGAAGTATTTCATTATCTCAACAATAGGAGTTACCCTATTAATTGTGAATGTAGGCATCCCAGATTCTTGTAATACTTCTATTTCTTCTTTAGTTAATTGCTCATCAAGATAGAAATCATAACCTTTCTGAGATATTGACTGCCATTTAGAACGATATGATGTATTCGCTCTATCCCACAGTTGTTTATTCTTTCCAGCTTTTGTCTTTTGTGTTTTTCTTGCCATTATTAATATTCCCTAACCAATCTCTTTCTTGGTTCTCCTCCAGCTTTTGCTTCTTTTTTAGCTTTTTTAGTAGTTTCTCTTTGCTCAATTCTTTTTGGAGATTCAACTATTCTTTTTTGTTGTTGAATAGGAGCACCTCTTACTTTCTTAGATTGTTTTAAAACACCTCCAGCAACTCCTTCAGTAGTGACATCTGGTACTTTAACAAACTTATTAAATCCTTCATGTTTATTAATAGATTGCAGTTTTCCTTGAACAAAAGGTATGTCATTAGTTTCAGCTGCATAACTTAATTCATCCCAAGCCCTCGCAATAATTCCATCTATACCACTTTTTTTACGCTGTTTTTTACTAAGAGTACTTGCATATGCATATAAATTATCTCTCCATCCCTGAAATAGAGATTTAGCTGTATTAGCTTTCTTTATTATTCCAGCAGGAGATACTGCTTCGAGAGCAAAACCAGGGCCTCCTTTGACATCATATTGTTTATCTGGGAAAAATCTTTCATATAACCATGATAAATTCTCTGGAGTTACTTTACCTGTAGTAGACATTTGAGGAATATCTGATGAAGTTTTATATTTACCACCAGTAACAATATCTAATAATGACCTTCTATCGTCTATTAAAGACATTTTAATCTCTTATCTCCACATGAACTAAGTCATCAAATGAATTATCTTTAATTTCACCATCAGAGTCCCAGTCCCCACCCCAGCGAATATTCACATTAAGTTGTTTACCAATGCCTCGAATCATACCACCCATGTAATGGAATCTTTCTCTATCTTTCCAATCTATAGGATAAGGAGCTAAATCTACAGCTTTACCTTCCATATGCCTTGAATATTTAACCTTCGTTGCTCCTTTTTCAAGGAGTTCTGCTTGTCTTTCTTTAGACCTCACTCCTTCTATGATAGTGACATCCATGATTTTAATCAATTCATTTAAGACATTAACAAGTTTTGAATTAACGCCTTTAAGTCGTTCTTTACTTCTTCTTCCGAATCTTGGCATTCTTTTTCCTTTTAGGTTTAGGAGGTCTACCTCTTTTTGTGCCGTATGTACCTTTTCCTTTAGGCATTATGCTACAATCCAGCTCTTTGCTTTACGTTTTGGTTTAAACCATGTACTATTTTCTTTATTTTTCTTCATATTTGGCGGAAATGAGTGCAAGTTTGCATAAAAAAGAGCCTCTATAGTGTCATCATGAGCCATTCTAGGTCCAAAAGTAACAATTTCGTTGGTTAAATCAAACATATTTTCTCTAATATGTACCGTTCCCATGCTAAATCTGCCAGAAAGACCACTATATATACGATTTATCTTCTGCCTACCTCCTGGCTTCTCTGGAATAACAGCTACATCAAATTTATTTAGTCTTCTTCTTTCGTCATTCAATGCTTGGAATACACTTCTATTCATAGCTACATCTTCTACAGTAGATGATATACAATGATACTTTTGATGCATCTCTAATATGTAGTCTACAACACCTTTCCTATCTATAACTTCATTCTCAGCATTTTTAGCTCCTATAGTAGGAATACTCCTGTGCCTTTCGTATTCAAGGGTATATAAATTATTATCACTATCTATTGCGATACACATTATAACAGAGAAATCTGCTTCTTTTGTATCAATGTCTGTCGCAGGGTCGCACCCTACAAAGCAGTTAACAGGGAATTTTTCACCGTCTATAATAAGATAACTCTGGTTGTCATCAGCTCCATATTCATAAAAACCTTTCCAATATTTTATATGTTTTCTTGACCATAATGAATCTTCAGCGCTTTGAACTTCCATCATATACTCTTGATAGAATTTAGAAGCTTGTCCAGAATCATGATAGAATTTTTTCTTTTCTTCTAACTTTTTCTTAGGAAACCAAGAGTGCCACAACGATTCTCCTGACTTGGTAATAGCTTTATATGTAATTAATTTCCAAGCAAAGTCTTTATTATCTGATTTAGCTCTATCATGGTTTATAAGCAGATTATTAATAAAAGAATCATAATGAACTGGAGTACCATTAACTCTTAATCTTCCAGTATGAGGTTCAATAGCAGGGTAGACAACAGCAGTTACAAGGTTAGCATTCTTATCACGAGCATCTCTTGAAATAGTATTTGCTTCGTGTTCAAAGTCATCAAGTATAATTAAGTCATATCTTTTATGAAGTTTTGCACCTCCACGAATACCAGATACATTAGATTTAGATATTAATTTACATCCATTAGATAATTCTATATCTTCTTCTGTCCACTTGCCTCCTTTAGTCTTACCAAAGTAATATAAGAATTTATCATTATACTCAAGATGATGCTTTATATAATCCATATTACCAACAGATAGTTTCTGAGTTGCTGATACCCAAGCATAAAATAACATATCATCTTTAGGGCAAAATACAAAGTCTTTAAGAATTGAAGCTTTAGTCAGTACTGTCTTTCCATGACCACGAGGGAGAATAATAGCAAGCTGCTTAACAGATTTATCATCTATTGCATCTGATACTTCATAGTGAAAGGGAGGAGTTTCGCTGCGCATGAAGTCATCAGGTAGAAACAGCTTGCCAAATGATATTAAATCTTTACTAGCTAATTCAAATACTTCTTCTGCCTGTGATACGTTCTGAGTGTTTATATTCACTAACTATCTATTCCCTTGATAATTAGAAAAACCTCTTGATATGTACTCAGCAGCAATAGCTGACGGAGCTGGTATAAAATCTTTATTTAATAAAGCCATTTCTAGAGCATCACTATCTGACATCTGAACAAGTTGATTCATAGGTTTCCCACTTTTGTCTCTTTTACGCCTAACTGTTGGAACAACCATATGCTGACCATCTACTTCAAAAGTTCTAGTATATACTGATTTATTTCCTAATCTTAATCCTGAACTAACAGCTCTTTCTACCCATGGATACTTTATTCTCATCTCTGATACATAATCCTCACCAAGAATAAATCTATCTATCAGTTTATCTTCTATAGGCATTTCTAAAGAGAGAATTCGTTATCAAATACTTGTGCTTCTGTAGATTCAGGGTTATAAGATAAGAATTCCATAAAAGCTTCTCTATTCTTAAATCCAAATACACCAGCTACTAAAGCTCCAAGCTTATGAACACTAATTGCATTATATGAAATTTTTCCTTCACCTATTCCTTTTCTCTGAAAATCAGGTACACCTTCGACCATTCCTTTTTTCGCATATTGGTTTACCATTTTATCTAATTCAGAAATAACACTATCTGTAGCTTCATCAGCAGCTCTTCCAGTCTCAACCATCTCATTCCATATTTTTGTGATTGGAGACATATCACCTACACCGCTAGTTTGGGTATACCTTCTTCGTAAATTAGGATTATTAAAAATTATTTTAGACTGTGTTCTAATTGCACTCTTTATTAAAGCATATAAAGAATCATATGTTAGCATCGACTCATCTATAAGAGTATTAGGAGGAACTTTTTCAAGCAATTCATGCATAATAAGACCAGCATATCTTTGACCAGGATACATCATTTCTCCTGTTTTCTTATTCCTATATGAACCCCCTGTTCCATAAAAATGAACATTATAAACCCTATCAAAAGATTCACCAGCTTTATTTTTTATTTTTTCAATACTAAAACTAGCATAAGCTTTTCCAGGGCTCTTTCTGTTATCAAGACCACTTCTAATAAGTCTCTTCTTATAATCAAAAGGCTCCATTTCTATTCTAATTTCAGATTTATTTTTACCAGTTTTATATGTTTTAACTTCAAGTTTAGTAGAACCTTTTGATGTTGTAATTACTTGGTCAGGCATATTGGAAGTAAAACGAGTTTGTTTATAAACAACAGATGCATCTTGACCTGAAACAACACCAGCCGAAAGTTTATACTTAGCCATAAAATTATCTACAGCTAATTCCCTGGCATCTTGAGGCATTGATAAAAGTTCTTCTTTAAATTCATTAAACCCTTCTAAACCAATATCATCATATATAGACCTCGCTTGACTATATGTTAAATTACCACCTCCAACGCCTCCTCTAATCGTACCTTCAGTTTCTCTAATAATATGAGCAATTGATTCATCAGCTGTCCTTATTGTCCTTATTGGAGTAGCTGCTTGTCTAGCATAATCACCACGCTGATATGAGTATACGTCTTCAATTTCTCCTACTGTAGTAGCTGGTTGTCTTGGTGTTCTACTTACAGGTATTGCTTCTTCAACGTCAACTCCAAGTTCACTCAGTCCTTCAAACCATTCGTCCATGCTCGCTACTTCATCACCGTATTGAGAATCTCTTAATCTCATCAATTCATCTTTTTGAGGGAATACTTTTGGTCTAACAGAACCTTTATATATTTTACTTAATTTTTTACCAACTTGTTTAGCAAGTTTAAATCCAGTCTTTAAACTACCTCCTACAACTGGAACTGTAAAAGCAAGGTCTAATGCTCCCGGTTGATACTCATCTGTCTCAGCACTTGCTCCTGTTACAGCAGGTAATACCCATTCAGAGAATATTTCACTTTCAGATAATTCAGGTATATCTTCAGCTGTCCTTAATTTTCCACCTGAAACTAATTCAAGTAATGTTGGTTCTCCTGGTCTTGCTTTTTGTGGCATATTATTTTTCCTTTGAAGGAAGAGCAACTTGTTTAGCTGTATCTAATTGCTCTGGTGAGAACCCTTG